ATCCAAAAGGTACAACGTCAAAATATTGACACAAATAAACCATTGATTTTATTGCGTTTTATTCCACGACAACGGGACAAAAAACATAATAAAAACAATGACTTAGTAACTAGGGCATACGTATGACCCACCCCACCCCTGCACGTTACATGTGCTTGGGTTCTGCATAATTTTAGGAAATAGGTTTGTAAACCAGAGCGCGGCTACTTACAGAAGGTTATATTTTTGACATAAAAAAAGCTGGACTTGTAAACCAGCTTGTGTTTAGACCTGCGGGGGTCTATTTTTTTCTTGTTGGGTATTATTTTAGGCTTGAATTTACGTACAAACGCAGCAAGGGGGTTTCTTTTAGATGTTTTGGGGGTTCGGCTACTTACCATTTGTTGTTTCCTGAAAAAGAAAAAAGGGTAAAAAAGAAAAACAAGCACTTTTTACCGCATTTTTTCCCTCTTGTCAACCCCCTAAATAAAAATATATTTTTCTTGACAACATATTGCTTTCTAATTTTGTATTTATGTGGTATAATATGTATACCATGAGAAAAAAACGTCAATATAATTCGTTATTAGAGCAAATTAGTGCGGAATACGAGGAAAAAGGTCGTTTTACAACGCATATACCAAGCCATCACGTATATTATGTACGTGCAGCTTTAAAAGAACGTACTGGACAGAACTTCAGCGTTGAGGACATAGAAAAAGCATTGGTAGCAGAGGGATTGTCTGAGTATGTCAGGTGAAAGCCTGTCCTACCATAAGCGTATAGATGCTGTACTTATACCTGCGGGGTTCGCTACAGCCAATCTAACGGATATTGGGCGAGATTGTACCAATGAATTTCGCCCTTTAAAACAGAAATAAATTATTATGGCAAGAAAAAGAGATAAACAGCCGCCAAAGACTAAGAAATATTTTAGGTCTACTAAATCTGGAGCTGGAATGACAAAAGCAGGCGTTGAAAAGTATCGACGTGATAATCCGGGTAGTAAACTAAAGACAGCAGTAACTGGTAAAGTTAAGAAAGGAAGCAAAGCAGCAAAGAGACGTAAATCGTTTTGTGCTAGAAGTGCAGGACAGATGAAAAAGTTTCCTAAAGCCGCAAAGAATCCTAACAGTCGTTTACGACAAGCTAGGAGAAGATGGAAATGTTAAATGTGGATACCAGTTATAACTATACTATGGGCACTAGGTGAAAGTGCAACATGGGTAAATTTTCCAATGGTTAATTTTCCCTTTACCTCATCAACTAACTGTTATCAGTATATTGAAAAGGTAAGAACAAGTATAACACAAGACCCCCAATACTTAAATGGGTATAGCACTTGTGTGTATGTAGGCGAACCATCAGGAGAAAAAACGTAATGTTTCAGGCATTGATAGGACCTATAGCTGACCTTGCCGGTTCATTTATGCAAGGACAGATTAATAAGCAAAAAGCTAAAGCTACATTAGCACAGACTAAGGCTGAAGCTGAAGCAGAAATTATGCGTACAGCAGCCACCCATGATTCTAAATGGGAAATTATTATGGCGCAGGGTACGCAAAACTCGTGGAAAGACGAACTAGTTACGATTGTTATTTTAATACCGACTGTGCTAGTTTTTATTCCGGGAATGGAAGACATAGTAAAAAATGGTTTTGCTAGATTAAACGAATTACCTGAATGGTATACGTACTTGTTATTTTTAACAGTATCAGCTGCTCTAGGAATTAGAGGGCTGGATAAATTTAGAAAGAAATAAAATGCCTCACGCAGTTAAAAGAATGAAAAAAGTAATTAAAGGTTTAAATAAAGCTTCTAAGTTGCATGCATCGCAAGCTAAGACTCTAAAAAGCAATATAAAGAAGAAACCTAAAAAGAAAAAGAAATGACCTGTAAGTGCGGAAAAGAAGATTGTGCTTGCAATAATGATTTGCAATATATAAATACAGATAAGTCAAATAATGATTTAGTACCTGATAAGTTAGCTTATCAAACAAACAAACGGAGAATGGCGTGGATTTTATTGGCTATGATGCTTTTCACTACACTTGCTACAATCTACGACCCTACCAGAATGTCAGAGGCAGAAAGTATTTTAATGACCCAGTATTTATCAATGTGTGGTCTGCTAGGGGCTTATTTTGGTTTTAGTGCAATAAGCGGAAGGAAGTAATTAATGGAATTGTTTGTAGAAAGACTACAAAAAGAATTAGAGATTGATGAAGGATGTAAGTATGAAACGTATTTGGACCATCTTGGTTTACCCACTTTTGGTATTGGGCACTTGGTCAAAGGGACTGACCCGGAGTATGGCAAACCGATTGGAACAGCCATTAGCAAGGAACGGGTGCTTGAATGTTTTGAGCAGGATATACGAACGACTATAGATGATTGTAAAAAAATATTTGATGATTGGGAGTCTATGCCAGAGCAAGTAAGATTAATCATGGCAAATATGATGTTTAATTTGGGGTATCCAAGATTTTCTAAATTTAAAAAAATGATACAGGCTGTTAAAGATGGCGAGTGGATTGAAGCCGGAAATCAGATGCAGGATTCCAGATGGTATCGTCAGGTAACAAATAGAGCAGATAGATTAATTCATAGAATGAAAGGAGTTGGATTAACATGAGTAATAACGAAAGAATGTCAGATAAGGACAGAGAAATAGTAAAAAAGCTTCTTAAAAAAAATCCGCGAATTTCTGACCAAGATTTAGCATTAGGTTTAAGAATGATGAAAGATGACCCTCGAAAGTCAGCTAAAGATAAAGATAGAGAAAAACTTGCATCTATATTTAACAAACAATCTGCAGCAGCCAAAGCTATAATGGAATTAGCAACAAACGTACCTAGAACTAAAGATGTATTTAAAACAAATGTTAGAGCTAAAGAAGGTGGCAAAGTAAAAGGCAGAAAAAGAGGCGGAACACAATTAGGCGATTTAGATAAAGACGGCAAAATGTCAGGCTATGAAAAAGTAAGACAGAAAGCTATTGAAAAATCTATGGCAGCCCAAAAGAATAAGTAGTGGCTGCTAGAATACCAAGAAAAAAGGGGCAGCCCGCAAGGTCAAAGAAACATAGTGACTTGTATACTGACGAAAACCCTAAGGGTACAATTAGGGGATTAAAATTTACTACAGCAGCTGACGCCAAAGCATCAGTGGCTAAAATTAAAAGGTCAAATAGGAGTCATGCTCATAAAACGCAGGCTGCTATTGCAATGGAACAAAGAGCGAGAGTTGCTGGCAAAGCTGGTGCAGCTCGCATTTATAGAGCATTTATTGAACAACAAAAACGGATAACTAAACGTAAGAAGAAATAAATGAACTATATAACAAGTAATATACCTTATTTTAAGGTATGGGTTCGTAGAGAATATACGACCAATTTTGACCGATACCATGGCGAGTTTTTACATGGTATGGCTATAGCAGTAACAACCTTACCAATGAAGACATTAAGTTTTCAGATATTGTTTACAGGTTGCGACGAAGATGAAAATATACACGGGGGTGCAATGTGGGCAAGAATGCCACTAACTGCCCTTGTAGGAGATACGCCTTATGATGAATGGGCAGAACCTTTGCCTACATATTTGGCTCAGCCTTGGGATTGTCAATCGCACCATCACTCGGTTTTTGTACTGAATAGAGCAACGCCTTGTCCTTGGCAGGCAAAAATAGATAATCAGTTTTATCCGGCAAAGTATCATTTTACGATTGATTATACGGATAGCGAAGTAGCTGATGACCCTGCACAACACAAACAAAGTCATGTGTTAGAATTAATGGATGCAGGAAAATGGACAGGTAATATAGTTGCATTACCGAATAATCGTGTAAGGGTGACAAACCCAGCATGGTTTGTAACAGGTGAAGGTCCACCTGATTTTGTACCGAGTCAATGGACTCATCACTCAAAGCAAGACCCCAACTATGTTGAGGATACTGCTAGAGTATTTAATAATCTATACGCTAAGGAGAAATAGTATGGCGATGAAAAAGAAAAAAGCTAAAGGTATGGCAAGAGGTGGAATGAAATCCAAAGGCTATGCTAGAGGCGGAGCAAGAATGAAATCTAAAGGAATGGCTAGAGGCGGCATGAAGTCTAAAGGCATGTCACGTGGTGGAGCAAAGAAGTCAATGACTCTTGCTCAAATTAGAAGCATGGCTAAGACTAAAGGCTACAAATTGGTTAAAGTGTAATGGCAGCTAAGAAGAAAAAATCTTCGTCTAAGCCAAAACCTACTAAACCAGCTTTATGGTCAAAAGCAAAAGCTGAAGCTAAGCGTAAGTTTAAGGTATACCCTTCAGCTTACGCCAATGCTTACGCTTCCAAACGATATAAAGCAATGGGTGGCGGCTGGCGCTCGTCATGATTGAGTTTGTGCTATATGTATACATTGGCACAGCTGTTCAAAATAAAACCCAAACCTTCGCAAATATAAACGATTGTAAATATTATGCAGAAAGGATGAATAACCAACCTCTTGTCCCTAGCAACGGAGGCAAGACAAAACATGAAATAGTTGCAGTTTGTTTACCTAAAGATAAAAAATAAATATGCTTGACCCAATTACATTATCTGCTGCTGTCTCAGGAGCAACAGCCGCATATAACGGCATAAAAAAAGCCATTACGTTGGGTCGTGAAATTGAAGATTTAAGTGGTGAACTTGGCAAATGGATGAATGCAGTTAGTGATGTTGATAACATACACAAAAATGCAAATAATCCATCAACTATTGACAAACTATTTAATGGTTCTATTGAAGAAATTGCAATGCAAAGTTTCTCTAGTAGAAAGAAACTACAGAAACAAAGAGAAGAGCTAAAAAATTTTTTAATAGGACATTATGGATTACAAGCTTGGGACGATTTAGTCCGTGAAGAAGGTAGAATTAGACGACAACGTCAAGAAATGATTTACCAAGCTGCTGAAAGAAAAAGACAAATACGAGATTATACTATTATTGGTATAACAGCGTTAATTGGATGTAGTGGACTTGGTTGGATGTTATGGATAATAAGTCTTTCTATTTAAGTTTGTTAGCAATGGCAGTTGTATTGTATCTTTTGATAGGGATACAAGAAGCTAGAGGGGAAGATAAAATTAAAACAACTTGTCGTTTGGCAAGTCAAATTTTAGTTAATGAACAAAGGGTATGTGTTTTTGTAGGAGCAAATCATACACAGTATAGAGAATATTTACCGTATGATGCAGGAGAGTGTCCTAGAGAATACAAATGTCCTTATAGACCAAATGAAAAACCTTTTGATTTAAAAAGTGTAATTAAAAGTATAAAAGACCAATTTAGAAAGTGATAACATATGGCTTACAAAGGTGGACTCAGAAAATGGTTCAAAGAAGATTGGCGAGACGTAGCAACAGGAAAACCCTGTGGGCGTAAATCGGCTAGCAAATCAAAGAGAAAGTATCCAGCGTGTCGTCCGAAAGCAGTTGCGAACAAAATGTCAAAAGGACAAAAATCTGCAGCCGTCGCTAAGAAACGAAAAGCAGGAAATCCCGGAGGAAAACCTACCAGTATTAAATGGTCCGTTTCACCCACTGGACGCAAGCGTAAACAAGTACGAAAAAAGAAATGACTAGACGTAATTATAGAAAAGAGTACGATAGATATCATAAAAGTCCTACGCAAAAAAAGCGAAGGGCATCACGTAATAAAGCTAGAGCTATAATGGCTAAACGTGGTGTGGTTACTAAGGGTGATGGCAAAGATGTACATCATACCACAGGCAACCCAATGAACAATAAAAAGTTGTCTGTAAAAGCAAAAAGCAAAAATCGTTCTTTTGCAAGAACAAAAACAGCAAGAAAGAAAAATAAACGTGCGTAAAGAATTAACAGAGCTACAACAAAAATTTTTAAACGAGTTATTTGGCGAAGCAAAAGGTAATTATGCAAAGGCTATGAGACTTGCAGGTTATTCAGAAAACACCAATCCCCATCATATTATACAATCAATACGACAAGAAATAATTGAACGTGCAGAATTAGAAATGGCAGCCCATGCCCCTAAAGCTGTAATGTCTATGGTAGGAGTTTTAGATGACCCAACAGAGATTGGCACTAGAGAAAAATTACTTGCATCACAACAAATACTTGACAGAGTAGGGCTTTCTAAGGTAGAAAAGATAAATGTAGAAACAAATAAACCTGTAGGTCTGTTTGTTTTACCTGCAAAGAAAGAAGAAGATGAGTCGTTACAGTAGTTTAAAAGGACCAACTGTTCCTTGGGGATACAGACAGTCTGAAGATAATAAGTACATCTTAGAACCTATTGAAGAACAACTTGAAGCTTTAGAGCAGGCAGAAAAATATTTAAAGCAGTCATCTTATACAGAAGTAGCTAGATGGCTAACGGATTACACAGGACGTAAGATAAGTTCAATGGGATTGTGGAAACGTATGAAAAAAGATAAAGCTGACAGAAGAAGGCATGGTCAACAAAAACGCTATTCCACCGAGGACGAAGCTCAAGTCAACGTCTAAGGTTAAAAGCACTAAAGGACGCAAAGTACGGTCTGCTAAAATGAAGTTGCGACACACGCAACGACAGTTACATGACTTAACTAAAGATAACAAAAAACCTGAAGAAGTATTATTTAAACCTGATACAACTTCAGCAATGGAACAGCCGGAACAGGAAGTACTATTTAAACCTAATCCCGGTCCGCAAACAGAATTTTTAGCTGCCCCTGAAAGAGAAGTATTATAT